GGGAAAGATCAGAAAAATGTGGGGCTGATCGTCTTGAGTTTATAAGCTTTTGGAGGGCTTCAACATCTCCATCGTGGGATAGACAAAGAACTATTCTTGCAAGGCGTGGAATGTTGTTAGAGCGTTCTGGGTCGGCAGCTATCAACGTAAAGGCCCAACCTGCCGATTTGAATTACAATGTATGGATTTGGAGTAAATCACTTGATAAAGTGTATCAGTGTGTAGAGCAGTATATATTATGGCAACATAATTACCCAAAGATCAACATTGAATATGAAGTTGATGGAACTCATTTATATGAGTATACACCGGACCTCCATTTTGGAGAAGTGGTTGATGAATCCACATTTGGGGAAAAGTACCAAAAGGGCATACTTGTTATATACAAACTTCCAATTAAGGTGGATGCGTGGGTTTTGGATGGTAGCATTTCAGAGTCAAGTGTTATTACCAAGGTTAAGATGACAATTTATAATAAGGATTCTCTTACCGAATACTCGGAAGTGCTGGTTGATGATTCAAATCAGGATGTTGAATTGGCAAGTAGTTTAATGATGTCTAGGCGGTACTTATACGGAATTTCCTCAGTTAGTGTGGCGTCTAATTCTGTAGCTATTCCCAATGATAGAGTTTCAGACTTTACAGTTGGTGATATGGTAACTATTGAAAAATCAACTGCAAATGATAACTCGTACTCTATAGTGTCGGCAACTAAACTTGGTTCTAGTACAGTGTTGGTTTTGGGAACCAATGTGTTGGTTGATGAAACTGTTGATGGGTTAGTTGGAAAAATTGATAAACTGTAATAACCTGAAGGGTAAGGTAAGATGCTTGAATTACTGGAGAATCTTCGCCATTTGTTTGAAGGATGGAAGGACGTATACTCCCAGTATGTTAATACTGGGAAGGTTCCCGAAGATGTGTTTGATCAATTCAAGGAATCGGACCCATCCACGACCAATAAATACCTCCCATGGATGTGCAAACAGTATGTTGCACATCCTGGGAGACAACGGCACATCATGGACGTTGCCAAAGCATTTGACGGTTTGGTGGAAAAGCAATTGCTTAAGGGTGGTGATTCGGACATCTACCAACATACATTGGATTCGGCAACCGAAGTTACGTCTTCAAAATCCGGTGAGAAGTCCAAGGGGGAAGTAAAGCGGGAACAGAAATCCGAATCTCGGATTATTACGGAAACCGATGACTATTTGATTGTGGTTCCCGAATCTCATGCTGCCGCCAAATTTTATGGTGCTGGTACCAAGTGGTGTACTTCTGGGAAGGATCCATATCTTTGGGACGACTACTTTGCTCAGGGTATAGTTATTTACACAATTATAGATAAGAAACATGACAAGAAATACTCGGTTGCCGTTTACATGGATAATAAAAAAGAGTGTTTTGATGCTCAAGATCGGGATATTAAGCTTCCGGAAATTCAAAAACGTATGGGGGTAAAATTCCCCAATGGTATGTTTAAACCTTTAACAAAGGAAGGTAAGAAGGGTAGGGATAAAATTCTTGTGGACCGGATTCTTGCCAGTTGTACAAAGAATCCGGATGGAACCTATTCTACAGACGGTGATGTGAATTTTATTAGAATGAAGCTTACTGAAATTCCTGTAAAGTTTAAGTATGTGGGGGGAAATTTTGATTGCAAGGACAATGAGTTGACCACGCTTCGTGGAGCACCCCAAAAGGTTGGGGATGGTTTTTATTGTGGTCAAAACAAGTTGACATCTCTTGAGGGGGCACCCCAAGAAGTTAGGGATTTTGATTGCAATAGTAATCAGTTGACCACGCTTGATGGAGCACCTCAAGAGGTTGATAATTTTAATTGTAATAGCAATAAGTTGACCACGCTTCGTGGAGCACCCCAAGAAGTTAGTGGTAGCTTTGCTTGTGGTGATAACCAGCTAACCACACTTCGTGGAGCACCTCAAAAGGTGGGGGATAGTTTTTATTGTAGTAAAAATAAGTTGACCTCCTTTGAGGGGGCACCCCAAGAAATTGGTGGTGGTTTTACCATTGATAATAATAGGTTGATCACCCTTGAAGGATCGCCACAAAAGGTGAGGGGTAGTTTTAGTTGTAACAGCAATAAGTTAACTTCTCTTAAGGGGTCACCCCAGAGTGTTGGGAAGTTCTTTTCCTGTCGTAATAACCGGTTGACCACACTTCGTGGAGCCCCCCAAAAGGTTGGGGGCAATTTTGATTGCAAGGGTAATAGGTTGACCTCTCTTGAGGGAGCACCCCAAAGGGTTAGCAGTTTTTATTGTAGTAAAAATAAGTTGACCTCTCTTGAGGGAGCACCCCAAGAAGTTAGGGGGGACTTTGATTGTGATAGGAACCCGGTGACTGAGGATGAATTAAAGAAGACTGTGGATAGAGAATACCTTAAGAAAGAAGTAAAATCTTACTGGAATTAGTGAAGGTTAATCTGAATTGGTAAGGTAGTAATGCTGTTCATGGCTTTGAAATTTTAGTGTTAATAGTTATTAATTAAAATAATTTTGTAAAGATAGACAGATTAGAGATATGTTGGTATAGGTACCATTTTATATACTTTAATTATAACAACTAGAAGCATAGTAGTAGGCTTAGGAGTATTAAGATGAGTGTTTTTATGTCCCCTGGTGTTTACTCTTTAGAGAAGGACGTCTCTAATATTGTTAAAGGAGTAGCTACTGCGTCAGCCGCAATTGTTGGGTACTCTGGTAAGGGTGATGTGGAAAACGTTAAATTAATTACTAATACTCAGCAGTTTATAGGTGAGTATGGTGAACCGGACCCCTCTACCGGTCATTATTTCCACTATTCAGCATTAGCTTTCCTTGAGCAAGGAAGGGTCCTTCAATGTCTTAGAGTGGACAATGGTGCACTATATGGCGGGGTCAGTATTATGAAAAGTGACTCTTCTGAAGACAATGAAGGGTTGTCCGTTGGTTTATCATCAAGGGAATTTTCTGCAGAATCCGGTTTGGATGATGAAGTTGCATTTCAAATTGTCGGTGTTAATCCTGGGGTTTGGAATAACAAGGTTGGTATAATCATCAGTGATGTTAAGGATGGATCAGAATCAGTCGCTACTGACCAATATACGTTTATTATTAATGTATACCATCAGGATGATGATGGAAATTGGTCCCAAGTTGAAACTTGGAAAGTGTCCAGAAAGATTAAGATTGATGGGTTTGGGAAGCAATTATACCTTGAGGACCGGATAAATGGTGTTAGTAAGTATATATGGGTTCTTGATGGTGATCTTGCAAATACGGTACTTCCAATGGAGCAAGAAGATCGTTTGGCCTTTGAATCTGGATCTGATGGAAGTGATGTAACAGCTTCAGAACTTATTGCTGGGTGGGATGCTTTCATTAATCCAGATAAGATTGATGTAAGGATTTTAATTAATGGTGGGGAAACTGCTGTTACTGTTCAGAATAAAATTAAGTCTGTGGCAGAAACCCGTGCAGATTGCTTTGCAATTCTTGATGTTCCGTGGGCTTCACTATCGTCAGTTACTGATACAGTAACGTTTAGAAACACTACTCAGAACTTTGATAGTTCATATTGTGCGGATTTTGCTGGCTGGTGCAGAATTTATGATATATACAATGATATGCTTATAAATGTTCCACCGTCTGGATACGTTGCTGCACAGTGTGCTTATAATGATGCAGTTGGTAAACCGTGGACTGCCCCTGCCGGTAAAACCCGTGGTAGGTTAAACATTCTTGGTGTGTATGGTCCTGGTGGGAAGTTGGTGTATACCGCTGGTGAACGTGATACTCTTTATACAGCGGGGGTTAACCCCCTTCAAACTTTTGAGGGGGAGGGTAATTTGATCTATGGGCAGAAGACTCTTCAGAGTAAGGGTTCAGCCTTTGATAGAATTAATGTTCGAAGATCAATAATAATTATGGAAAAAGCAATGGCAATTGCTCTAAGAGATTATGTGTTCGAACCAAATGATGAACTAACTAGGTTCACAGTTGAGGCTATGCTTAATGAGTACCTTGGTAAGTTATCAGCAGAGGGGGCATTTCAAACTGAGGGGGGCGATTTTGGGTATAGTGTGGTGTGTGATGAAAGTAATAATCCAACAGAAATTATAGATGATGAGCAACTCAATGTGGATGTGTTTGTTAAGCCGTCGCGGGCTGCTGAGTTTATACAGCTTAGGACAATAAGCACCCCAACAGGTACGTCATTTGATGAACTTATGGCTAGAGGAATATAATCCATGACTCGAATGAATGTAGATGCGTTAAAGGCAAATCTCACTAACCCACAGCGGTCTTACCTGTGGGATGTGATGTTTGTAAACCCAATTGGTGGGGGCGATTCGGAGGCCCTTTCATTGAGGTGTCAGTCAACGTCAGTTCCAGGGTTTAATTTTGGGTCCATACTTATTCCGTTTAAGCAGACACCGGGAATGAAAGTCCCGGGAAAACTCAACATGTCTCATACTTGGATATGTACATTTGTTGAGGGGACTGACAAAAAGAT